TCTGGTTTTCCAAGCTTTTACCCCCTTTCCTGGGCATGGCTTTTCCATCCTTCCCCTTCATCATTTTTCTGGTTTTCCAAGCTTTTACCCCCTTTCCTGGGCATGGCTTTTCCATCCTTCCCCATCATTTTTCTGGGGATGGCCTTTTTCCTCTCTGGGGACCCCTCAGCCTTCCCCTTCATTTTTTCTGGGGATGGCCTTTTCTATCTTTTCCTCTCCATCATTTTTCTGGGGATGTCTTTTCCATATTTTCCACCTCTTTTCCCCCAGCCTTTTCCATCATATTTTGTTCAAGTTCCAACAGATCATTTAACCACATTTTCGAAATGGTTTGTAAGATTAATTGTTCCAAGTCTTGCTCAAGTTGTTTTATAGACAGTTCAAGTTTCTTGATAGCGTTAACCGTACAATTACGTATAGGAATGTTTAAAAGATAATTAAATGTTTCATCAACCTTTAAAAAACTTTCCATCTCTAATTCCGTAATAATCACATCTTCGTCTTGTTTTAAAAAACTGTCGTTGTTTACAACTTTAAAGATAAATCTAAGTTTATTTTCGTTGATTTTTATGGACATTTTTAATTTTTGAATCAAGTATTTTTTGCGTAACTCGTAATAATGCAGTCGAACACTATAATAGTTTGTCAATATGTCATCTACAGTTTGATATTTTGTTATAATGTCGTGTTCATCAAAAAGTACCATATTACTTGTATGCAGTTTTGATGTCAATTTTATTTCTGAAAGATCCGCCAATCCTTTTAAATAGAAACTTACTTTATCAGTACCACTTTCGTTGATCAATCTAGACAAAGAGCCCTTTTCAATAAGTTCGTGACACTGCTCTTTGAATTTATCGGTCCACATCCCAATGGGAAGTTCCGTTACGTGTAGCGTTGTATTATCAAGCCATTTCATTTTACCATACGTAACAAATCTTGTAGATTTGTCTGTTGATTTAATTTTACCTTTAAACCCTTTATACCAAGGAACCAATGTTAACGGTTCCGTTGTTTCGCCCACCAATTTTAACTTCAAATAGCTGATAATCTCGCGGTGGTTAAATTGCGGTACGAAACATGACCATCCAGTTCCAATCCCAACTGATCCGTTGACCAGGATTAAGGGTATGATGGGCACGAAAAAGCAAGGTTCATTTTCATTGGTGTATGTTAAAACGTTATCGTCTTCTTCTCTAAAAATATATTTCAAAACTTTGGACGGCTTAGTAAATATGTATCGTTCGTTTGCCGCATCCTTTCCACCAGACAGTCTAGAGCCAAATTGGCCATCGGGTTCTAAAAGTGGCAGGTTGTTTGTTCCAACGTATTGTTGTGCCAGTTTGATGATGGTTTCGCACAAATTTTGTTCTCCGTGTTTGTAGTCAGTTTGTTCGGCGACATACCCGCTCAACTGAACGACTTTCAGAAATTTTGAAGTGCTTTTGAATTTTTTCCTAATTGCGTAAATCACCTTCCTTTGCGACTCTTTTAAACCATCAAGACACGACGGCAAACTTCTCTTACAGTCTTCATACGAAAATTTAACCATCTCGTGTTCCATAAAATCGCTTACTTTAACATTCGAGACATTATCGATCGCGGGAAGTTCATCCAAACAGTACTTTGACACCTTGGGGTCGTGGAAACTTAACCACTCTTTTCGAGCATTCGCAAAATCGTCTTTAAAGACTTTGTTAATGGTGTCCGAACCTTTGGAATCGCATCTATATTTGACGATTTTCTGTCCGAAAAAGGACGAAACGTCGGATGGTCTAATTGTACCTAGTCCCTTGTAATACTTGAATTGAATGTTTTCATTCTCATGCTCTCTTCTATATTTTTCAAATGTGTTTTCATCATAAAACAAACGAGACTTTTTGCCTTTTTTAGCAAAAACCTTTACTATAGGTGTTTCCATACTAATAATAAAGTCTTTTCGTCTAAATAGCGATGGAAATAGTTCTTCAAAGAAATTGATGATGAGACCTTTGATGTGGATTCCGTCCTTATCTGCGTCTGTTAAAATTAAGAGAGTGCCGTAATTTAACGCTCTGTAATTTTGAAAAACAGAATAATCAACATTGAATCTTAAATTTAATGTTTTTATAAGATCAGAAACAACCTTATTTTCTCCAATCTTTGATAAACTGACATTTTTGACGTTTAAAAATTTGCCCCGCAAAGGTAAAATTCCAAAGTTATTTCTCCCCTTTTTTCCGAAAATCCCTGTTTGAATCCCAGCCACCGCATATGATTTGGCAGACAACCCTTCACAGACAATCAGAATGCTCTCGACCCCGAACGTGTTGGCCGGGTCGTAGCCGTCGACCTGGACTATTTTGGTTTTCGGGCATTTCTCGATCTTTTTCAAAGTCAAGAGCTCTTTGGACCGCAACACTCTGTTTTTGATCGTAGAGATTACAGACCACTTTAGAATTTTATTAAGATATCTTGGTTCGATGTGAGAATCGATTTTTGGGTTTTTTAATACATTTTTATTTTGTCCGTCAAACCTGGCTTTATTAACCCTTGAATGGATAAAAAACTGAAAAAATGGTGAAATGTCCGATTTTGTGAGTTTTACATCTGCTTTGCTGTTTAGCGCCTCCAGCAGCCCAGAGAACACCGTCTTGGTCCAGCTTTGCGTGTGTTGTCCGCCCCCGCCCGTAATTTGGCCGTTCACGAACGACACTACGTTGTGACCTGTTTCGGCACCCACTATGACAAGCTCGGACCCCTGGTACTTGATGCCGATCATGTCGACCGCTTGCGAGTCCGGGTAATACAGTCTGGCGTATGTCAGTAGGTCGCGGATCTCGATCAGTTCGCCGCAAAACCAGAACTCGGTATTCGGCAGCAAAGCGCTTATGTCCACCACCAGCTTTTTGAACAGATCAAGAATATCGCTTGGGTACCCCGAACACTTAAATCGCGCAAAGTCTGGTATATACTTTACCTCTGTGCGCCCCATCTTGTGTTTGTATGGTTTAATGATTGGGCCATTGGTCTGCGTCATATTGTTTGTCCACTCTTGCGTCAGCTTTAGCTTGCGGCTTGGATCGGTTCCGGAAACAGAAAACCACGAGGAGAAGATGTTTGTGCATTTGACTCCGACGCCGTTTTTGCCCGACAATTCTCTGATCTCTTCGTTGCCGTAGTTTGAGCTAGATCTTAGATGCCCAAATATCAAAGAGTGGATGTAAAGCTCGCCAAACTCTCCATCGTCTGTTTCGTCGCTCTGTTCTTTTTGTTTGATAATTGGAATGTATTGGCCGTCATTCCAAACACTTGTTAAACCGGTGTCTGGATCGATATTTATTTTGATTGCAGTTGTGGGAGTCGCAGAGTTTTTGCTTCGTTCTACATTGTCGACGGCATTGGTCAAAACTTCAACAAAAATTCTGATTAGTGCTTCTGGAGTATCGATGATACGAGATGTTATTTTATTTTTCGAAAACACGTATTCACGCCGTGTGATCGCGCCTGTATCACCGATATACACGTCTGAACAATCCAATACGTGTTGGATATCGTTTTTTACGCTGTATTTAACTTTTGAACTCATCTTTTATTATTAAATTGTCTTTGATTAAATTTTTCATTTTTAAATTTTCGTTACTTCATAAAAGAAGCTGCCGCGTTGAAGAAGCCTGTTGAGTGGGGAAATTTTTAATGTTTTTGCAACATTAAAAATAAAATTTAATTAATCGCTGGTGATGTCTCGTTTCGCATCGTTGATCATAATCATTTCGTCCATCAACTTTTGCTCTGTCACATCCGAGGGTTCAAGATCGATATTGTTCCCCTTAAATACGACGCACTTGGCCTTCAAACTCTCCTTGATCCTGGTGTAAAGCGTCTTGGAGTTCGGATTACACGCAAAGTCCAGCAAAACCTCCAAGTTGGGAAAGTGTTGTCGCTCGAACTTTAGCTTGCGCTTAGTGTAATCGTCTTGTGCTCGGATAGTGTAATACGGATAGTACTCGTCATCGTTGCGCTTAAGCAGAACGAATCTTTCTCGTTTGGCCTTGTTTTCGGGAAGCGGTGCTCGGTCTTCGACCGCAATTCCTAACTTGCTCTTGACTTGTTTAATGTCATGTTTGAGTCCTTTGTTGCGATCAAGGAGTTCATCGTTCTGATCTTTTACGTGTTCAAGAGAGATACCAAGTGAATGCATATATTGTTCTTGTCGCAACATAATTTCTCTGAGTTCATCAATCTGGTTAGTTTTTTCTTTAATAACTTCATCTTTTTCTAACGTCAAATGTTCCATCTGCTTCATTTTTTCTTCAAGTGCACTTTTGTTCATTTTCTTAAACTCGTTCACAAAGTAGTTTATGATGATCTTGTTGCACTTGTCGTAAAACTCTATCGACACCCACGATGCAATCTCCAAAATAAGTTCTTGGGGGACATAAGTTCCGGTGATCTGTCGAAATTTGGGATCGCTGTTATCACCGTGGACCTCGTATAAGAACCCGCCCTTCAGATCTGAATGGCGGGTTCTTTGGTAATACTCAACCATTCTCTTAGACTTTTCGAGGCGTTTCCAATTAAACAAATTTTTGCCTCCTTGGTCACATAACTTTGTTGCGTTGAAGAAGCCTGTTGACTTGTCGACGACAAGCCGAAAGGCTCCAAAGAGACCATAATAAAAAGTATCTTTGATATGCTCGTAGATACAGTTTGATAACTCAACGTTTTCCATCTTTATTGGCACCACACACATTTTAAAAATTTCATTTTTTTGGTCTCTTAGACTTTTCGAGACGACTCCAATTACGATAATTTTTGCGCTTAGATGTTTACGGAAGCGCGTTGCTGTTCTAAGAACATTAAAATTTTGTACTTTATGTATTGGTCGAGTATTTTAAAATTTCTCCACCGTGTTTTAAATACACCTTTTCTCTATTCTTAAAGTGTCGTACCAATGTGGGATGCGAATCGACCAAATCGAATATGACAGGCTCCACCTCCTTACGTCTCATAACACGTCCTATAAACTGAATATAGTATGCAACCATATCACACGCGCACAGCAACGTGTCTAATCGTGGATGGTCGAATCCAGTACCTATTTTTGAATTGGTGCCGATCAAAATACGCGCGCCTTTGTCAAAGACTTGCTGCTTCCCAAGCAAAGACGTGACACTTTCGCCGTGCTGCTCTAGCTGTTTTAGTAAATAGTTTCCATGTTCGACTCGTTTCACCAGAATCAAAAACATGCGTTCTTTGAACCGTAACACAATATCAACAATTATTTTATTGCGTTTAACGTCTTTTGACTGTTCATCCAATATTCCATTCCAATCAATTTTTGAATGGTAATTTGGACCCATCGTTTTTTTAGCATCTGGTACAAACCCGGTTTTAACTTTATAAACAATGTGTTTTTTGTTTAAGCTGTAAACAACTTTTTCTGAGCCAAAAAATAGATTGAAGAGCACATTGTACCCATCCTCTCGGTAGGGTGTTGCTGTAATTCCGACCAGATAGCGAGGCGTCAAACACAGTAGATTTTCGGAGAGCCGTTCTGTCATCTGGAGATGTGCTTCGTCAACTATGACGAGTCCGTACTCTTTTCTGAATGTTTCTGGCAGTTTATGGATATTGCAAGAGTTGATGATGCAAAAGTCTGGAATCGTGTTGGGTTCTAAGTTAGAGATCTTGCTTGGATCAATGATTTGTACAGTCGCTGCAGGCACGAATGTCGCAATCTCGGTTTCCCACTGTTTAAGCAATGCTTTTTTGGGCACCGATATGAGCGTCTTGAATTTGATTTTTGTTGCCATGTTAATTGCAGTCACCGTTTTGCCAAACCCGGTGTAACAAGATATCATGACACTTTTGCTTGTTAATAAACTGTTAAGCGCTTGATCCCTGCACAGTTTTTGTTCGACTCTCAAAGAACCGGTGAATGGTTGAGACATTGGTTTTAACATTTTTCTGGTTGGTCTATCTATTTGCACATTATTTTTTGCAACCAATTGCAAACCATAATTAAATGGAATATTACATGGTCTACTTTCAACTTGCTCATTGACTGAAAAAACATAAATGGTTTTTGTTTCTTTCGAATATTGAGGGTTTCCAGACTCAATCTTTTTTGTCAAATCTTTTTGCATCTTGATCAAAATTGAGTCGTCATATAAATTTGTGTGGATAATGCATGCCATTTTTATTCTACATAATTCATTCTACATAATTCATTTTACTACATTAAGTGTTTAAAGTTGTTACAACTTTAAACACATAGCCAACAATTTAAGAATTTTTTGCACTACTCGTTACAGAGCATCTCGAGCCACAAGATTCGCATTGTAAGAATAATAAACGGGTGTCTTTTTGTAAAATTGTCTCTGGCGATCTGCAGGTTTTACAGATCACATACTCCTTAATATATCTTCTTAACACATTCTCAATTTGTTTCGATTGAAACCTTCCCTTAATAATGAGTTGTGAATCTCCATCAACTGATCCACTTGTACTCAGTTCGGCGAGCAAAAATTCAAGAAGATGATTTGGTTGTCTGTGCAATGTTTTGCAAATTTCTGTAAAATTTGCAAAGGATGTTTTCTTTGTTCCAACACGAAGAACTTGTGGTGGTCTCATGACGAATTTCGTTCTACTGGTAGCTATAGTGGTATCCATATTTGGATTATTTTTGAACACGCGATTTAAGAGCTCATCATAAGTGTACCCAATGTCGCTACTGGGATCAGGATGCTCAACGTCGTGGTCTCTTTGCGACTCATCGAGCAAGTCTGCGGAATGAATCTCACATTTCGGTTTGTTGATATCGGTCTTTTTCTTGGGTTTTTTCTTCTTTTGGCCCAAATCCAACTCAATAGAAGCATTGTCGAATTCCATGTTTAGTTTTTTATTTTTATTAAAATTTGAGATGAGACCGGGTATTCGTTGCCCATAACGACGCCCGAGTTGAGGAGAGAGACAAGCGAAATATACCACCTCACAAGGGCGCTCTGCGCCCGAGTTGAGAAGAGAGAAGCGAATTCGGTGGTTTCACCACCTCACAAGGGCGCTCTGCGCCCGAGTTGAGGAGAGAGACGAGCGAAATGTTTTTTGGTGGTTTCACCACCTCACCCCGTTCATCGCTATACGACCGACCCTCTGGGGTCGGGTTCACCCATCTGAGTCTGCTCCCGAGTTAAGAAAAAGTGTTCGCTTGTCCTCTGATTTTCAAATTTGAAAATGTTATTATGTTCTAAGAACATTAAAATAAAAAATGCTCGGATACGTTTATGTAGTAACAACAAACCATTATAAAAGCAAATCTGTATTTAAAATTGGATTTACAACAAACTTGACTAAAAGACTAAAGTCTTTTAACGCAACTAGAATGGACGACGACCTTTTTTATTGTGTTAGACATTGGAGAACTGTCCATTACTCCAAGATGGAAGCGTTTCTACACACTCATCTGAAAGAATATAGGAAGAAAAACGAGTTTTTTAAAGTAGATATATCACTCATCGAAGAAGGCGCCGAACTGTTTGCAAAAACCAATGGGCCACAATTCTTCCACGAAGACGTAATTCTCGTCAACTTGGAACTCTACAGCGTTGAATACGTCTGCTCTAAAAATCTCTTCATCTTTTCAGACTGCCCCTTCGGGCACCGGGTAGGGCGCTCTGAAAAGGGTCTCGGCCGTATAAGATACGCCAACGAGCAGGACATGCGCACAGTAATCATCGATTGGTTGGGGAGTGTTGATGTCTACAATTTGGTGAGATTCTTATCGTCAGATGTGGTGGATAGACTGGTGATGCTGCTCAAACAAGCGTGTCTCACAAAACAAGCTACCAAAGAAGAGGAGATCGAGGATTTGTCTGCGGGCTTGCGTCGACTAAAGATAAACTTTTATTAGTTGATTTTAATGTTTTTAAAACATTAAAATTTCGCTCGTCTCTCTCCTCGTAGAGCGCCCTTGTGAGGTGGTGAAACCACCGAAATGCTCGTCTCTCTTCTCAAAAATTTTGCTCGTCTCTCATTAGTTAATTAAAAAATTATTGCAAACAAGTTCCAACTCCAAGTCATTCTCCTGTTTTACTTTTTCGAGCAAAATATCCACAAACCTCTTTTGAGGCTCTATGTTAACAGTATTAATGGTTAGTTCATCTAACTTGAATGCAAATTTAAATCCTTGTTCTAAAAGTTGTTTATACAAATTGTTTTTTTTAAATGATTGAAATTCTTCATTCGTTCCTTTAACTACAAGCTTATATTTTTTTGTATTGGTATTTTTTATTTTTAGCGGTCGTAAAAGATCATTGATCCTAACGTATTTGATGATCAGTCGCGGCATTTTAAGGTCTAGTTCTTCGACTTCAACGTTTTCCGTGAAAAGCGTTAGTAGACTGATTGTATTGTCGACCGACTGCCCAAAAGCGTGTTGCATTGCTGAACCGGGGTAGTAAATGTTTGGTTGTGGCCATTGTTTGTTGTGAATATGGCCACTGATAACAAGTGGCCACGACTTTTTCCATCTGTCGCCGACCTTGCTTTCTATCGGTCCCATCTTACACCCGTAAAACTCTTGATGCGCAAAAACAGCGTCAAACCCGGAAAAATCGGCAATTTTCGTTTTAATGGCCTCAACAAATCGTCCAGGAGGTACATAAGGAACAAATAAATATTGTTGGTTACAGTGTTTATATTCGACTATATTATCAACAATCGTTACATTGGGCCATTGTTTCATAGCGTTCATCCAATGATTGTTTGATAGAAATTGTTGGTTATTTTTATAGTCATGGTTTCCTACAAGTATAAACGTTTTGCTTTTTTGGCTGACGCTTTCAACGAATGTCAGGGCGAGATTGAGGGGCTCCACGTCGATTCTGTCGTGATTATCCAACAAGTCTCCTCCTATCACGACAAAGTCTGGGTTTGTCGATTCGATGAATGTGCAAACTCTTGATGTAAAGAGTGTGATAAATTCAACGTTTTTAACTTTAAAATGCGGATCTCCAATAAATAAGATAGTTGTTTTAACATCAGTCATTTTATTATTTTAAATTATTCACAATTAAAGATTCATTTTGGCTCAAATGGGACAATAAATAAATGGACTCTGGAAATTTTAAAACATACGACCCCATTACAACTTTGATCGCAACAAGCGGATCAGGTGGAAGTGGAGGTCTTCCCTTGACAGGTGGCGTTCTAACAGGAGATTTGTTAATGCAAGCACCAGCCAAAATTGTGCAAACACAGACCCCAACAAATACTTCCGATTTAATAAATAAAGGGTTTGCTGACGGATCCTATCAAGCCAAAAAACCAAGCGCTGTTCCAAATAATGTTGCGTTATTTGGAACTGGCGTCGATGCCGGCCAAACCGTCGATAGCGGATTCAAAATTGACGCCAACCCACTCAGCTTGGCGGCCAACGACACATTATGGCCAAGCAACAGATTAATTGGGTCCTTTCAGTACGGAGCGGTCGTATACAAAGCCACTGGGCCGTTGGCAATTCCTGGAAACAACACCGTGTTAGCATTTAGCGCTGGAAAGGCACTCGTTGGACCGGGAGATTGGCCCAATATAGGATCGACAATCACAATGGATGTCACGGGTATTGCAAGTATCACAAACTCTCTCCCATACACCACCTACTTCAAGCTGGAGTTTGTCGCGTGCAGTTTGACTGGGCCGAGTCCACTAAACTCTGTGGATTGTGTATTTAAAGACGAAACAACACCTACCGGAACTAATTTTGGTATAGACAAGACTTTAAACTGTTTGCTTGGTCCACCTACAATTTGTAATAATGTACATCTAATAGCGATGGTTGGTGTAGCACCAGGAAGTTCCTTTGATTTTTCGGTGCATTTGACAAATCTGGGGGCAAACCAAGTTACGGTAGACCCCGATTCTCCAACTGATGGTTGTTTGTTGGTTATTCAAAGAGTTGCTTAAGGGGTGTTGTTCGTGGGTCGGTAACCCGTGTCGCATAGCGCCCGATGTCGCGAAGTGACGCATTGGGTATTCTTTAATGACTAACAACGTCATTAAAGAAGCCGGTCTTCATTGTGCAAACCGTTCAACAAGTTCGAGTAATGTTGTTGAACTTGGTGTTAGGTTGGATGTAAACTTGCCATAGCTAGCGCCAATCAGGGATAAAAGGAAGGTTTTATACAAACTGTCGTGTTTCGTATCTTGAAGAGCGTTTTTAAAAACTTCGATCGGGTTGTTGTCATATTTGATGAACTGTTGTAGAGCCAGAACAAACATCTCTAAACAATCGGATTTATTTAAAATGTCGTCCAACGACTGATCTTTTGCAAATTTTAACAGTGCAAATAATAAAACCATTCTATCGTTTGTAAGTTCCCTTGCTGTTTTTAACAACCACGAATACAGTTCTTGCGAAGTTTGGATAGTCTCATTCATCAACTCTCGCAATAGCCTACTGTACAAAACTGCAAATGGTCGATTGTGTTCGTCGATTTTATTGAGCAAGAAGGTTTGATCCGACAACTCAACAAGCGAAAGGAACCACAAACTGTCTGGTTCGTATTTTGAATGTTTCAAACTCAAACATGAACTAAGCATGTAGTTTGTATATGCCACAGTATTTTTTTTATCTAAGCAAACCATGAAAACCAGTCCTTCAATCTTATTTTTGGGCAACTTGAGGTCGGCAAATTTCGGCTTTTTGTACGAAAATAGAGAAAAAGATGCGGTTTTATCATCTTTGACCGACACCTGAGTGTTCACTGCGGGTTGAGGTGGTGCGTTGGCGAACCCGACCCCAGAGGGGTTGGGCGCTCGTTGCCCGAAGGGCAACACCTGAGCACTTTGATTGGTAAAACTTGGTGCTCTACTGGAGGATTGGTGGAATCCTCCTGATTGACCGGTTTTGGCGACCGGGGGTGTGGATGGTTGAGTAAATCCACCAAAAGGTTGGGTAAACCCGTCAAAGGTGTGTGGGTTGGCGTTCCAGTTCCACGCCGAAGGTGTGTCGGGGCCGACCGGAGGTCGATAGTTGGCCGAAGGTGCGGTCCACCAGTTCCATTGATTGGTTGAAGTCATTGTATTTTTATTTCTTGTATTTTTACTTTTTTTTTTCAATTTTAACACGATTTCGGCTTTCGCTCAACATCGCAAAGCAATCGGTAAACAGATTAAAATGGAAATAATAAATGTCGATAGCAATTGTGAAAAATAGTTTAGATAAACCATTTGGGGTTTTGGCGAATGATGCAATAACACCATTTACTATTGGTACCCAAACTTACCAAAGCATAGTAAACTATGTTTACTCGAACTTGCTGCCAGATTCTACGTTTAAAACAGAGTTGATGCACATGCATCCAGACAGCGGTCTTTTAGTTGCATTTCGCGAGTCTAAGAAACACTTAAAGAAATCGATTATCCAGTCTGCGTTACACACGGCAATTATCGAAAAAATTAAACAAAGTCCAGAGTTTTTAGAGAAACTGTTGCAAACTGGTTCGTCTAAAATTTTTTACAATTCTCCAAACAAATATTTAGGAACCGCACAAGACGGTAGCGGAGACAATTTGTATGGACAGTTGTTGGAACAAACGCGAAACGAAATACAAGTCGAAAAAACAAATGTTAAACAAAAAGATAACATTTACTTGTCTTATGTAGCCGAAATCAACCTCAAAAAAGCCCTCAAAAAACATAATCTTGAAAAATACTTATCAAAAGATGGTAAAAGGTCGATTAAGAGGTTGGTAGATGCGTTAGTGGGGGATTATGGAAATACGACTGTATATTCTACCGTGCCCGATTTAGAAACGGTTTTGACGTTGCACGAAAAGCGGAACATACTTGATTACAAAGACCCGAATTCTCTGATTCGGGTTGTTCGGAAAAATGAGATTCGAAATGTTTTAAAAAAAAATGTGTTTGATTTAAGAATAAAAGCGCTACAAGCTTTTATCGATTACACAATCAATAAAAACATTATTTCTGTCGATCAACAAAGTCGTTTAAAAGAACAATTATTTGAAATTCCTATTGGTAAAAGAGAAGACTTTGCGACAAGAATATTACAGCTCTACGCTGCTAAAGCATTACCCGAAGAGATTAGAGCACACATCAAAAACTTCAAGTCTCAGTGGTATTTCCCCAGCGAACAAGAAATACAGGATTTCGAGGCAGAACACGTTAAGCTGCCCGACTTGCAACCCGAAAACACTGAAACGTTTGACAGTTACACGGTGCAAATAAACGACGTTCTTTCACCTCTCGACGAGTCGGCAGAGATGACCGTTTCGAAATCGGGTGGTTCTAACCTCGTTGGTGAAGCTAATCGGGGAGTTCAACGTAGCTCTGCAGTAAAACAACATTTCACGTTCAAGTCAATTTCGCAGTTTGTCGCGTTCGAGTTGTTCCTCCTACAATCGGGAAGTAAAGACGTGCAAAGGTCATATGCACAGATCAAAAACGTCAAAAGCACCGACTTGGACAGCTTTATCAGAATGCTTGAACAAGACCTGTTCAAAGAAAAAAAGAACAAACTCTTAGCAGACGCAATCAACTACAAATTGCAATTGCCGGATATAAAAACATTGGTTTATTTAACCAAGCAGATTAAAATCAAAGACGAATTCAATCTCGACAATACAACCGAAGTATATCAAAAATATAAAGAAAAAATTGTCCTTCCAATTCGTCAAATTCATTCATTTGAACAATTTGTGTATAGGGATCGTTTCATTCACACTATTCTGAAAGAAAAGATTGATTTTTATTTTATGATTCTTCAAAATTTGGTGGTTCATGCGCATTCCAAAAGCTACTTCAACGTGAGTGTTGACGATTTGGTGGAAATGTCTCCGTTTTACGGGCATATTATGATCCAAGATTCTTCTCTTCCCAACGCGTCATTCCCCAGCTATTTGAAAGAGCAGCAGTTGAAGCATGAACTGAGCATAAAATCGTTGTTGCAGGTTTGGACAATAATTTTCAACAGCCTGAAGCAATCGGAAACGATCGTAGGCGCGCACAACTATGATATAAGGTACAAAGGTTTGTTCGCATGGTCTAAATACTTGTTGGGAAAAAAAATTAATCACCTCAAACACTTTGATATCATGCAAACTCACGAAGAAAATCTATTTCTTACAACCACAATAGCAATCTTAAGTACTTTAGCACACGTCAATTTAAAATTCGATACAATCACCTCCAAACCATTTTTGGATGTTAACGATTTACAAACAGTTTTTCATCTTTGTTTGGGTAAATCGAGGAAAAACATCTACACCAAAAGCATATTTGACGTCAGTCGCTTTTTTGGAAAAGCGACAGTCCCGGACGAGCGACCCACTACCCCAGCCGACCTAGAAATCTACGAAGAGCACCCAATCCAACTGCAAGCACCTACCTTCGTAGACGACGACCTCGAAGACCCGGAAAACGTGAACGTAGAGTTTGGAGACGACGATCAGGAGCTCGGAGAAGAAGAGTTTGACGGGTTCAACCTCGAAGATCGACAGCGGTTCGACGCTTTTGTCAAAGCGTACTTCGGGTCACACAGGGTTCGGCTAGAAGTACACGACTTTGACATCTTGGTCCAGAAACTCTTGGCATCCAACACGGCCTCGTCCGTTAAACGTCAAAACGTAAACTTTTTCATGTCTGGATTTGTTGTACCCTCTTTAAATTAGATTTTTAATGTTCTCAGAACATTAAAAATTAAAACACTAAAAGTCTCCTAACCAACAAAAAACACGCTATCAGCAAACCGAATATAACCAACAGATAAAGGGTCTTATCCGTATCATAAAGTTTACTGCATATTGGACATGTATCAATATGTTGAGCAATCGTAATGCAATTCAATTGGCTTGCCAAGAAGCGCGGAGCTTCTGACACAATGCCTGCAGAATCACGAGGATTCGTTCCGACCTCCGGACTCCCGAAGCGATTGAGCGCTCGTTGCCCAGCGGCCTTCAAATAGTCTTGTGTGGACATTTTTTCTGGTAAAACCGGTCCATTATTTCTTGGAAAAATTGGAGTAACAGGTGGTTTTTTATTCATTTATTTATTGTTTTTAACAAGCCGATCAAGATGGGCGAAGCCCATCTGAGTCTGAGATGTTGGGTTCCAACGAATCGGTATCAAGGTCGATTAAAAGTTTTCGAGTCAACTGGTTAAGATTGAGTTTAAATGCGCAGTTATAATTTACCCACCCAATTCCCGAAGAATCCAAATATAATAAATTATCAAGATTTACCATATCCATACTATCAAGACAAATCTTATAAATGTAGCAGTTGCCCATCGGTATTTTATACAAATCTTCATCTTTTAAGACCACTTCCAACCCGGTCTCTTCCCTCAGTTCTCTTTCTGCACATTCCTTCACTGATAAATCAAAAGGTTCGACATGGCCTTTGGGAATGCCCCAAAATTTATTGTAAGACTGTGTCAATAATATTTTATCTCCACATAATACTAATACGCCCGCTTTACGTTTTTCAAACGCATAAATATGATCTTGTCTGTTTATTTTTGTAAATGGTTTGACCATTTGTTTAAGTATACATCCGTTTTCACACATTCTTATTTTTTATTAAGCTGGTTAATTTGGATTTCATTTTTAATTCTCAGAAACGGTAGACGAAAGAAATCTTTAACACTAAAAAGCGTTAAAGAGTTTTATGAAAAATAAGCTCGTACAACACTGTTAAATGGTTGTCTGCAGGCAGGACACTTTGTGACACTTGATGCACATTTTGCACACGCTATTATGTGACCACAAGGTAAAAAAATTGTATTGCATTCGTTGTCGTAACATATTTTACAAGACACGTCACTTAGCGGCGGCGTTAGGTTTTCTCTTGCCGTGTCGTGCGGATGCTCAAACCCCTCTATGTCCGCATTTGGTCCTTCGGTTGGATTCCGATCACCCAAAACCATTGCATTCCGTTTTTTAGCCATCTGATCGATAAAACATTTTCCTTTCATCAGTTTTAAATATTCACAGTTTCCATACCACATAGCGTGTTGTTCCCACGGAGTATCACCCTCTTCCCAATCTTTCAAACCACCGCCACAACTAAAACAACACACACGATCACCTTTACCAGAGTAATAGAAACCCGCATCGCTTAAGTCTTGTGGACGCTGCTTTAAAAATTTAGGCCAATCGGTATAAGACGCGATTCGGTTGGTTTCTACCGCAAATTCGGGGAATTCGTGGTGACATTGGGCATCCTGACTTTGCGTCGAGCTCGGGCGCTCCTCAATCCCGCGAGATGGCTCCGATTGGTCGCGAGATGGCGTCGAGCCCCCAATCCCATAAACGTCGACGCCTACGTTGGGCACGCCCCCAAGCATTCGATTCAAAAGATCTTCGTTAATCGGGACATTGTTAGTGCGAAGACGACAGATGAAGGGACAGAGTGGAGACCATCTCACGTGATCTGCTAACACATCATCGCCTTCTTCCCACATGCCAACTTCAATTCCGCAAAAATAGCACTTGACCAGGTCGCACGGCCCAAAGTAGTAGAACCCCAACAAGGCTAGTTGGTGTTTGTCGATGAAAGGGATGGGCCACCTGTCAAACGTGCGTAAACGTTGTGCTTCGACATTCAATTCGATTGTAGCCATTTTATATTTTTAATTTTTTAAAAATTAAAAACATTTTTCTGAAAATTCGTTGCGGTAGTATCCCGATTGCAAATCACAATGTGTATCACGAATCAACTGTTGTTGTGTGATACAAGCGTCGGACGCGATATCAGGCTCGTCCGGACGCATCAACGCTAGCTCAGCCAACACCAAACGCGATTTTTGGCCACCGCTCAAATCCGCGATCGCTAGCGTGTGCGCAAAACTTCGAACAGCTTCCTATGATAAGTTGAAAAGACCCATCAAATACTCAACTGCGGTTTTTTGCAAAGATAAGCACGTTTAGAGTCGCGTCAACCAGCAATTTGTGATTGATTGAGCGGGTAAGTCCGATTGGCTGTTTTATGGGTTTGTAGGTGTTTACTATTAATAGTTTCAGGAAGGTATTAATAAATAATCGTTGTGTAATGGCAGCTAAAAATAAAAAAGTTTTACTTCAAAATCTGAACACATTGGTTTTAAATACATTGTTTGCGAATAAAGACGATGTGGATATAACTTTGGCAGATTTACGAAAACAATGGGAGTCTCAAGACTTTCAAAAAAAATTAGCCGCCGAAGTATTTGGAATTCGTGGAAAAAATATAACTCCCGGACCAAAACGAAACAAATCCGCATACATGTTTTTCTGTCAAGATATGAGGGCTAAAATAGTCGAAGACAACCCCGAAAGCAAACCACACGAAATTATGTCACTTTTAGGCAGTAAATGGAGAGAATTGACCACCAAACAAAAAAGCAAATACTACGAACAAGCCGCCGAAGACAAAGAACGGTATTTGGACATGAAAGAGCTCGAAAAAAGGCGCAACAAGACTCCCAGTAAGCTTTCCTCTTACTTTTTGTTTTGTGAAGACGAAAGACCCTTAGTCAAAAAAGAATTTCCAAGTATGAGCACCAAAAAGGTTACAGCAGAATGTGGTAAAAGATGGAACGAGCTTAAGCTAAACGATCCAGATCGTTACAAGTTGTACGTCGAAAAGGCATCTAAATAAGTAATTAAATAAAATGCCGCGTGATAAAAAAATTGTTCATCGATCAACATCTGACGTTGAAGAAACATCTGACACAGAAGATGCAATCAGCGACCCAGAAAACGAGCGATTGATCGGCAAACCCGATCAGGGCGCTCAATCTCACGAACCAAAACTGGGCGAAACCAATCTGGAAAAATTAGAAGAGGAAAGGAAAAAAATTTTAAAAGATGCGCTTTTAAAACGCACCATCGCATTGAAAGAACAAAGAACAAAAAAAATTTCGCATTGAATGTTTAATGGTATCTATCAACCATTAAAAATTGCAAATTATTTTGAAAGCACGATGTTTACAGCGTGTTGTTTTAGCCCGTTATCGGCCCAATGAATCTCCTCGTTGTTTTTTTGAAGAACAGCCCTTATATATTCGTCGATCTCGTTTTGAGTTGCCATAACAGGGTTCAGCAAAAAGTACACCGGAGTTTTTATCTCAAACTCGAAACTGTCGACACACACGCTCTGATCGGGCACACAGTGTCCTCGAAACACCGAGGTCATAGTCCTCTTATGATTGGGCAAAGCAATCTTTTGTGTCACAATATAACGTGCAATTGTATTAATTGATTGGGTTTTTATAACAACATCTGTCAACTCTGCAAATGTTGTTGGACAACCCGATCCCATCTGAGTTTGCCCGGGGTAGCTATTTGGAGCGAAATCCAAGACGTCTTCATCGTAAACGACTTGGATTTCGTGAAAGTTAGAAACAGTAGCATAAACGCGAATATAGTCAATGCTGTTTTTATCGAAAAATGCTTCCAAAAGGAGCAAATCGTCAAAAGAAATCAATACATTAGTTTTATTTAATAACTCCTCTCCTTCGGGAAACGAGCGTCCGATGTCGCGAAGCGACGCAACTGGTACCCGAAAACGGCGCTCGATAGTCAAAACCACTGCTCTCTTGTACAATTTGTAGACAATGTGGACGCAAAACCCGTCTGTTACATCTGTTACTGTGTGTTCAAGTGTTGGATCAAAAATAATGTAGAAAAACATTGTGTCAAAAACACTGACATTGTGACATTGAAAAAAGTTTTCAGATCCATTCAGGCCAATCAACGTCAAATTTCCTCCCTGGTGTTTTGTCGGGCATATTACAATGAGATACTTGTCTGAAGAATTGTCATTTGACGTCGAACAACATCCGCGCGCCGAGTCTTCGGAGAGGAGTAGTTCTTCGGGGGGTTTTTTGGACGAGTATACTATCATTCGATGTGGTTCGGGTAATAAAGCGGAGTCTTTGCAAATTTCCTGTCCTATTGTGCTTATAACGACGAGATCAAGTGTTTTTTTCAAATGTTCCAAATCGCCACTCAAAGGGGGCAAATCCATCATTGAAAAAGTTCCGGTCTCAACTTTGCACATTAAAAGTTGAGTAAGTTGATTTGTTAAATATTTCATTTATTTTTAATGGTTTAAACCATTAAAAATATTTCGCTCGTCTCTCTCCTCGTAGAGCGCCCTTGTGAGGTGTGAAACCACCGAACTCAAGAGTTAATTGTAGTAATAGTCTTCTTGGTCGTCGTACCCGTCACTCTGCGACGGTCGGTCGTCGCGCTCCAGGATTTTGTCGAGGTCCAGCTTCACATCAAACATCGAGGTTCCAACGTTTGCTCGTTTGCCGCACATAATGGAAGCGGAAACACCAGTCAAGTCGTCGACATCGGCATCCCGAGCCGTTTTATAAAAGTTCTCCATGATTTCTTCAAACCCAACCTTGGAGAACGGCTTCTCGCCACGCATCGTATAACGCGTCAAAGACTGAACAACACCAGTAAAGGTCAATCTATCAGCTCGCAATTTTATATGACTCAAATCAACCCCAGAACCCATAATTTCAACCATCTCCCGTATTCTGAACTCCCTAGCTGCTTCAATGCCTAATGTACTATAAATATCCCAAATGTTGCTTGTTGTCGTGTGGTTGATGTCGATGTTGTCCAAGGCATAAAACTCTTTAAGCGTTCCACCCTCTGTTTGGACAAACCATTGATTGAGACGATCGTCCTTCAGGTAATCGACGTTCTTAATGCTTTCGAGACCGCAAATGACGGTAAGCAGCAACGAGTTTAGGTGCCTTTCCAGTTTCGTCTCGGCCGACTCGCAAAACACGTCCAAATAACATCCGAGCAATAGTGGCGCAAACACGCACACAACGGCGTGTTTAGCTTCCAGACTTTCTTTAATCATCTCGAAGCTAATTTGGAATCGGTACATAAGGTCTCGGTTGATGACAAACCGGATGCGTTTTGCTCCCTTTGTTTTAATATTCGAATGTGGGTAAAGCAGTCGGAAGCTCGTATACCACCACTCTTTTTGGGCGGGCTCGATCTTAAACTCTTGCACCAAGTCCTTGAACCGTGTACACTTCAGATGTAATGTCGCACTCCTAATTTCTTCAATCGTCGAGTTGTGAGCTGTAAAGTATATTTTTCCCACAACGTGTTTTGGGTTCTTGGTGGCATTATTAATTTCCTGAAATCTCGTCAAACAATTTGTGACCACACCAGTAGTTGTCGAACCCGCGCTGTGAAACGTGTTCAACGTGGCTTGTGTGGTAAACTCGCCCATGCTCTGAGCCCCTACAATTCCAACGCACTCTCCAGGCGTCATCAAAGCCCGGTAGTAGCGAGTTTCCAGTTCGTGTTTCAAGACTGAAACCAACTCATCACACATCTTTACAGCCTCCAATTGCTCGACCAGCGGCTGTCGGCGCAGTGCACAAATGCGTTCTTCGACGTCGGCCGGGATACAAGGGCGTGGTTGAATAAAGTCCAGCATTCCTTCGATCTCCTCTTTGTTTAGCGCTCTGATGGGCTTCGCCGTGTGAGACCGACTCAATCTGTCAACTGTTCTAGAGACATTGCAGAAAGTCTGGCGGCCGTTGACAGTAATCACCGCCGCGGGATCGTATCCCGCTTCTCCAAAAATATACTGGTAGATTCTGCCATTGATATCTCTAACGGTGTAATCCGGGTAAATCTTGATGTCCTCGTTTAGTTTAACGCCTTGTCGCTGTCCATACCCCGAAACAGAGGTTTGCAACGCTGTATCGATGACTCCTTTTCTGCCGGCCATTGCGTGGTGAAAAAACTGACGTGGGGACAAACCTTCGACAAAACTTCTATCAATAAAACCCCTATTTTTAAATTCATTATCTTGTGGATGAATCAAACCACACACTCGTTTTCCATCGATAGTTTGTTGAGCTAACATGTTTGTAATTTGGCAAATGTTAAATGCGCTGCCTTTGCTACCAGAGGCTTCGGTAACTTTAAAGTTGTTTTGTGAGGATAGAACGTCTTTGCTTTTTTTCATAGTTTGGTCCATACAACTATTTAATGTGCCTAAAATTTTTTGCTCCCGAATAAAAGAATTATGAGTCATTTGTTGAACAGTTTGCGCTTTAACCATCGTCGTATTCAACAAATTTTTGATATCGTCTGCAATGTCTGGGTTTTTCAGGCAGTCAGCCGCGTTAATCGTAAACCCCTTCTCCAGAAGATATTTGTTGGTCACGAATTGAACATTGTCAATAAAGTCAGAAACGGTGTCTTCTCCATAATCATTGTAGATGGTTTTTATGATTGTAGAAATTGATCGCTTTTCTAAAAGCCCGCGGACAAAAATTCCATCTTCAATCTGCAACGACCCAACGTTGCACCCTTCGGGCACCGGGTAGGCAAGTCTAAAACTAAAATCGCTCGGAAACAAAAACGACAAAAGCCCTTTACCATTAAATATACTCTTTCCCCCAGTTTGAGCAAAAGTTTGCACTTCTTTCATCTTATGGGCAATGTTAACATTATTTAAAACCATCAACAAGTCGTAAAACTGATTTTTGTCAAATGTTTGGGTTGTCCAGTCATCATTCGATAAACAAAATATACCAATCAACGAGTCTTGCACAATCGCCATGTAAGGACTCCCGTTTTGACTCGACATAATACACTTTTTTACCGAACTCAACTCCCGCAATTCTGCAACCGCTTCATACGATTGGGGAACATGAATATTCATCTCATCGCCATCAAAATCACAGTTATATGGTTTGGTAATTGCCAGATTGATCTTTAACGTTTTGGTTGGTTGAACAACTACTTTCAGAGCCATCATTGATGCTTTATGTAATGTTGGTTGGCGATTGAGCAGTACGTAATCGCCGTCGGTGAGCTGGCGCTTGACGATATCTCCAATGTCGAGTTCGATGTTTTGTGTTTCGGGATAAAGAACGTCTTTTAATAACCGGTCGTTTCTAAGAATTGTGTCACCCCTCTTAAGTTCAAATTTTGTGTCCAAGATTGGAATATTCACACCATTTCTAATAACAACATCTCCAAAATACAACAAGGTGCCTCTAAAATGGCGAGCGTTCTTTAAATTGATGCTGCGATCAGGATCAGTCGCTTTAATCAAAAAGTTTGCCTTGTCCGAGTTAACGAGTCGTGTCAATCGATCAATGTTAAAATTTGTAACATGTTCAGGAATCGTTAAAATTTCGGCCATCTCTTTCGGAACACCCAATTCGTCCAATTTTAATGTCGTATCCGGACCAACAACCGTTCGACCAGACATATCAACCCTTTTTCCAAGCAAGTTGTTACGAATTTGACCCTCTTTACCAGCGATACGCTCTTTTAATCCAGTTATAGGACGCGACGTTGACGCGTATTTAGCCTTTTTTTTAGAATTGTTAAAGTATGTGGATATTCTAAACTTTAGATTTGTCAAGTGTCTATCTTTGATGTCAGACATTGAAAATATAGACTGCACAAGGTTGTTTTTGCGCTTGGAGTCTACATCCGATAGTCGTGCTTCGTTTAACGCCTGGTTGTTTTTGATGATCTCGGTCAATTGATAGGTTAGGTCGTCGTCGCAGTAGTTTTCGTCGGCCATTACATATGGTCTGCAGCACGGTGGTAAAACAGGAAACACCGTAAAGACAAAGTTTTTGGGATGAGCCATGAACGGATCGAATCCCAGCAGTCGAACTGTTTCGGGGCTTATATTTTCCAAGACGCGCTGGATTTTTCGCGCGTCGATTGCCGTCTTCGTCTCATCCACGATCGTTTCGTTGACTATCGAAATGGCCGGCTTCTCACTGTTGCATTTGTAGCAGTATTTAATATTCTTCAACCAAAGGAGTATATCGGAAAACCGGTTTGTTAGGTTTTCTAGCTTCAGCAGATCCTCCGAAAGCAAAAAGCTGTAACAGTTGAAACAAACACATCTCAAAATATTTAATGCGTCAGTCAGAAAAATTGGGTTCACAACAGGATGTTCCAATACAATATGACCAAAATGACCCGGACATTCCCATACGTCGTTATCGCATGTTTTACATCGTTCACCGTTTTCAATGGTTCCCATAAATTTTGAATAGATGTTTTCTCCTTTATCTGCCACTTTAACCGAAGTGACTTCGCAACAAGACATTTTTGTAATTTCTTCCGCGGATAAAATTCCAAACGAAATTTTAGAAACATTTACAATCTCCTCAGTTTGATTCAACATTTATTATCGATATTTTACCCTTTTCAAAATCAATTTTGAGCGACGAATCGGTACTCTGAGAAAGGAATAAATAAATGTCTTCCGTCATAACTTCCTACTCTTCTACAGATACAGACCTGACTTTGAACCCATTCCAAGTCAGAGTCGACTCAAAATCAAACAGCGTACAAATATCGACCACGGGCACAACCGTTGACGTGCTGTACACCACTAACAAATGCGACCCAGCGACTCGTTCCGCGATCACAAACAGCGATAGCCTCTCCGGAGTTTCCACGAAACCCACCACACTATACAACACAGCTATAAGCACAGTCAACGAATTTGTCCACGTCTCCCTAACAGACATGACTTATCTCATCCCATACACAATACGCGTCGCATGTGTCGATCCCACACCACTGTATATGATCAGTATTTCGAAAAATTAAAGTTCTTAGAACTTTAAAAAACAAAGGTTGGTCCCGGATGGGCTACTCGTTGCCCTTCGACCTCTCTGGGTCGGGTTCGCTCTCAATCCCATCCCGGAAAGATCGGGTACGGGTTTTAGGAATCGTACGAAATTGACTCTCGAAGACCAGATCCCTGACGCCACGAGAGTCTCTTTGTTCCAATCAACGTTGATGAATCGATCATCGTAATTCGGCGATTGATCGAAAGTTCCAAACGCGGACAACCTAAACAAAAACTGCTCGCTCCTTACGGGATCAGGATACCCTACCCATCTGGGGTCGGGCGCTCGTTGTCGCATAGAGATGAACGAGTATCCAACACCTTCTCGAATTGATTGGGATGCCGAAACCAGATGTTTGTCATCAACCTTGGGTCTTAAAATTTACTTGGTTTTGCTTGGGTAATAAGGCGTTTATTTATGTTTCTAAAATTTAAATGAAATATTGCTAATAATAAATTAAACATGTCTATGTCTTCATCTAATATAACCTCAGGGTTTATCGATATCGCCACGTTTGACGAAATCGAAAAATATATGTATGGCAGCCCCCAAGCCACCGCATACTTTGTAAGAGAAATTCGCATGTCAACCTGGTTCACCCAAGTTCCAGTGCCACTCTCCAGAAATACAGGCAATGCAGCATTCGGACAAGAATGGTCGGTCTCGATCTCGCGCGCTGGCGACTATTTACTGCAGTCGTGGCTACGAGTGCAAATCCCCCAGGTCACGCTTTTGCAAACCGCTTCTACAACCGCTACTCTTCGATGGACCAAAAACCTCATACACAACCTGATTCGCGAAGCCACCATCACGTTTAACGACTTGGTCGCAGCCCGCTTTGACAACTACCATTTGGACTTTTGGTCCGCTTTCACGGTCCCAGCAAGCAAACGCAACGGCTACGATAACATGATTGGCAACATCTCATCCCTGATTAACCCCGTTCAACCAGGAGGCACCCTCGGAGTCTCTGGTGGCACCACCTTGAACTTGCCATTGCCATTCTTTTTCTCGAGAGACACTGGAGTGGCTTTGCCAACTGCTGCCCTTCCATACAATGAAATGCAAATCAATTTCAACTTTAGAGATTGGACAGAACTTTTAATCTTGACCGACCCAACTGTAAGCCCACCACCGGCTTCTCCCTATATCCCTATCGCTGTCGGAACACACATTGCCACCGCCCCTGTTCTTGGAACAGTGCAGGTTTGGGCCAACTACGCGATCGTCTCAGGAGACGAGCGTCGTCGAATGGGTTGCGCAATTCGCGACATCCTCGTCGAGCAGGTGCAAACAGCCCCCAGACAAAACTACAACCCCCTCACAAACTCGATGCCCACATTTGACATCCGATTCTCCCACGCTGTCAAAGCACTCTTCTTCGCCGTGCGCAACAAGACGGGCGCTGCCGAATGGTCCAACTACGCAACTTCTTCTCCCACTGTAACATTCCCCAACGTCAACTTCGAACCCGCCGGCTCATTTGACCCCATCGCCAACACCACGCTGATTTACGAAAATACAAACCGTCTCGGATCGATGGGCTCTGACTACTTCTCGCTGGTCAACCCCTTCTACCACGCCCCTACCATCCCATCATACATCGGCTACCACTTGTACTCGTACTCGCTCCACTTTTACGACCTCGACCCAATGGGATCGACCAACTACGGAAAGCTCACCAACGTATCAGTCGTACCGCAAGCCAGCCCAGCCGCTATCGCTGCCGCCAGCGGACTCGGCGGCAAGCCCGGCTCCGACTACGCCCAGAACTACGAATTCATCATCACCGTTGTCAACAACAATATCATAAGAATTTCGGGTGGAGCTCTGGGTTTTCCTGTACTCTAAGGTGGGGGGGTGGTGGTTGTGGTTTTTTTCACCCACAAAATCTCTCTTCAATTTACCGTGTTTTTATCTATCATTTTCAACTCTTCGACTTGAAAAAATTTTTATCTTTTTTAAAAATAAAAATTACAAAACCAAAATTACAAAACCAAAAAAACAAAACCAAAAAAAATTAAATTTTTGTTATCACAATGTGTTCACCAACAAGAACAAACTCTTTTTTAAACCACAATTTCTTATGGCTTTTATAAACCCACAATTCTCCTTTATAACCGGTTTGGGCGACTGCTTTCATTTTTTCGATCACATTTTGTTTGTCGCGTTTATACAAATATGCGCTTTTAACTTCGATAATCTTGTCTGGAAGTAAAATATCCGGAAAGTACACCGACATTGCATATTCTTTATTCAACAGTGGTCTAGCTTCAGATGAGACTCTTTTATATTTAAATGTTGGGATGCACCATACGCTTGTAATAATGTCTCGTTCATTGTAAGACTCGAGCAACTCAAATATTGCTACTCCTTCATATCCCAAAATGTAATCTACTCTCCCAGAAGGATAAACAAAGGGTTTTCTGCAAAAACTGTTTCGAGTGGCTTTTTGAAAAATCTCAATCGTTTTCATGGGGTGGTCCACTCCATACTTGTCCAAACACGTATTTGCGTAGTCAATCTTAAACCGGTCCGTCTTCGAGTAGTGGTCCACTCCATACTTGTCCAAACACGTATTTGCGTAGTCAATCTTAAACTG